ATGTTCACCGCTTCACTGGGTACAAGCGGGGGCTACCAACGTCTTCCCAGCGGCCTGATTTTGCAATGGGGCCTTGCCATCGGTGGTGCATTGAGTGAAACCATCACCTACCCGATTGCCTTTCCGAATTCGGTACTTTTTCTGTCCGGCAGCGATGTCTCACCGGGATTCGCGGATATACGTTTTTCTTTTTACAGACTCTCGCTGAGCCAGTTCCAGCGCTTCTCCAATATCGATCCTGGTGGCTGGAACTGGTTCGCCATGGGCTTTTGAAATCGGAGGTGAACACCATGAAATACATTGATTTCGATGCCCAGGGCGAACTTCTTGGGCGATACGACTCGGCTATCCACCTGCAGATTCCTGTCAGCGCGGTGGAAATCTCCGAAGAACTGTTCCTGCGCACGATTGAAGAGCGTGACGGCATCTGGCGATACACCGGAGGCAAGGTCACCAAACACTCTTTGCCCAACGCTTCGCAAGTGGTTGATGGCGAGCAAAGAGCTGCTGCCCTGGCGCGTCGTGATGAGCTGTTGGCCGAAGCCGATCAGCAAACCGTCGGCATGGCGGACGCCTACATCGCGGGCCTGCTTGACGCAGACGACATGCAGCGATTCAAGGCATTCGCCACCTACAAACTGGCGCTGAACAAGATCGACAAACAGCCGGGCTATCCGCAAAACGTCGCTTGGCCTGTGCTGCCCGCCTGAGGCCTGTTCCGGTCGAAAGCCTGAATACCAGTTTCAAAATCCATCACTCTGAATAACGGGAGGACCGTCCGTGGATTATCCAAACAGTGTGCCCAGCGCCGGTCTGGTGAATGGCAAGTTTATTGATGAAAACCCGCTGACCGGGACACCGGGATCGCTGATTCCAGCTGACTGGGGCAACGGGGTTACCCAGGAAATTCTCAACGTGATCAAGGCCGGAGATCTGGCTCCGGACGAGAAGAAATACGATCAGTTGTTGCAGGCGATTCAGAACGTTTCGGCCAAGGGCTGGAATCTGGATTCGGCGTTGCCGATCGGGTCGTTGCCAACCGCTACCGTTGCTACGGCAGACGGGCGACTGCCGATCACGCCGACCGCTTTTGCCACCAGTGGCGGGCGTGTATCGATTCTGCCCGGTGTGCTGGTCAGTCTCGGCCAGGAAGTGCTGACTGGTCAGTTGGCTCGTCCGCGCACATTTACGACACAAGCCTGGAGCAGTGCCGATCTGTTGCCTAACTCTAATTACTTTCTGCGTGCGCAAGTCGTTGCCGGTGTGCTGACCTTTTACACGCAGCGCGGCATTATCTATGACGCTACGCCCGAAGGCTTGAAGGGCACGATCAATGCTGCGGCGGGAGGCGGTTTTCAGTCGACACCGCTGGATATTTGTCTGGCATGGGTGGTGACAGCAGGCCCTGGCTCGGTGCCGATAGTCCGACCGATTTATAACCGTGGTCGCTTGTCGTGGACGCAAACAATCAGCGGTAATGGCGTGGTGTACCTGCCACTTGACCCGCATGCCCGTGCCGCACGGCTGGTGGTGGGCAATGCGACGCCGCATCCGACGCTCGTCACAGCTGTGAACTTTGCTACACCCGGATGGCTGGGTGCCAACTACTGTTTTCTCAATCCGAAGGCTGCCGCGTCGAGCAATTGGGATGGTTGGGCCAATGGGGGTGAGACGGTACGGGTTATTACCAACAACGAGGTGACTGACACAACCGTGTCGACACTGACCGCCAGCTTCGACCACAGCATGTTGCGTTCCCTGTGGCAGACCTATCAAGCCGAACACGCTTTTGGTGCCGATAACGGTTCAAGTGACGAATTGCTGTTCAGCATGGGCATCAAAAATCTCCTCCCAAGCGACTACGCCAACGGTGTTGCGATCAATTTTTCAGCGGCGGTGAATATCAATCTTTCCTGGGAGCTGATCCGATGATCATCATTCAAGAACTTCACCACTTCGAAGAAGGCTTGCGCCCGGCCCAGCCATCCAGTGCCCATGATTGGGATGGAGAAAAATGGCAGCTGAATGCGTCCCGAGTCGCCGAACTGGAAGTGCAGGAAGCCGAGCAGCTGTGTTCCAAGGTCGACGCGGCGGCCGACAATGCACGCACCGTTTTGGCCGGCGACCCGCTCAAAGCCATGGAGTACGCCCAAGCGGCCGCCGACGCTCAGGCTTATCAAGACGCCGGTTATCCGAAAAAAGAGGTGCCGCTGTCGGTCGCTGCGTGGGTCGTCAAAGGTCGAACTGCCAAACAGGCGGCCGAGCAGATTTTGAGCAAGGCTGACCAACTCACCGATCATTTGCTGATCCTGCGTACCTTGCGTCTGAAGGCCAAACAGCAGATCCGTGCGCACGCGGCCAAAGGCAATCTCGATCTGGCGCGCAGTGCTGGCGAGGAAGCGCTGGTGGCGCTTCGCGAACTGGTCAGCAGCCAAAACCTCTAGTCGCGAAATCTTCGCGCTGTATTACCCGAGCCCACTTCACCGTGGGCTTTTTATTTTCAGAAAACAGACCGCCATTGGCTCGCATCTGCGATCGCCGCGACGCGGTTCATTTGTTATTTCAGAGGAACGAAAGACCTATGGATTATCCAAAAAGCGTCCCCAGCGTCGGCCTGGTCGATGGTCGCTTTGTCGATGAAAACCCTGTGGCGGGCACGCCGGGTTCGTTGATTCCGGCGGTATGGGGCAATGGCGTCACCGAAGAGCTGTTGTCGGTCATCAAAGCGGCGGGAATAACCCCGGCTGAAGGGACCAACAATCAGTTGCTATCGGCGTTGCAAAAGCTCCTGAGCCTGGCCAGTCCGATGTCTTCGCGGGTCACTGAAGTCTCGACATCAAGAGTCCTGGCACCGGAGGAAGCGGGGCTGGTGCTGATCAGCGCCAGTGCAGCGGATACCACGATCAATCTGCCAGCGGTCAGCACGTTGTCCGGCATTCGCGACTTCATCGTTCGCCGTGTCGACAACAGCAGCAAGCGGCTGCTCGTGCAGGCTTCCGGTAATGACCGGATCAGGTTTCACACGCACTTGTCGGCCAACGGCTATCCGTTCCTGGCGTTGATCGGGGCGGGGGACTGGTGGCATCTGCGCAGCGACGGCACAGGCAACTGGTGGCCGGTCGGTCGGTTCGATGCAACGCCTTTGGGCCGGGTGGTGTTCGAGACCTCGACAGCGGCCAACCCCGGCGGCTACGGCGCATTGGATGGCAGAGAAATGTTGCGTTCCGAATGGCCCTGGCTTTGGGATCACGCCGTGCAGTCCGGCATGTTGCGCGCAGAAGCGGCTCGCGCCGGCGGCTGGAGCAGCGGTGACGGCATCAAGACATTCCGGGGTCCGGAGATTCGCGGCGAATTTATCCGGGTGCTTGATGAGCAACGCAACATCGATACGGCACGGATCGCCGGTTCCTGGCAGACCGGCACCAACATCACCGGTGACAACGCTAATGCTCCAGCGGTTCAGGGGATCGGTGATCTGGCGACGGTTGGCGTCGATCCGACAGCGTTCGCCGGCCTTTCCTACTGGTCGGCTGCGGCGTTTGCCGAAAATCTGGTCAGTGGCTACTGGGGCATGACACGCCCGCGAAACGTTGCCTATCCAGCCCGCATGAAACTCATCTGACGCCGTTTTCTCTGGCGTCTTCAACTGCAAAAGGACGTGAACAATGCCTTATTACTACGTAAATGAAATGACCCAGCAAATCACCGGGCCGTTCGAACCCACGGTCATTCCCGGCATAGGTGTGCAACTGCCGGGCAACGCAATCGAACTCCCGGAACTGCTGCCTGAACCGCAACCCGGTTACGCGTGGGTGTGGCGCAATGGACAAGCGGTGCAACTGCTCGATTTGCGTAATCGCCTGGTGTATCGCAAAGACAATGGCAATCCTTTTTACTGGACCGAATTTGGCCCGTTGCCTGACTACCTGACAATCAAGCCGCGGCCCAATTCCTATTACGTCTGGAAGGACGATGACTGGGTGCTGGATGTTGATGCCGAACGCGCAGGTCAGGCGGCCCAGGCGGATATCGAGCGCGACAATCGCCTGCGTGAAGTGGTGATTCGTGTCGCGCCGCTGCAATACGCTTACGAGTTGGGCGAGGCGAGCAGTGATCAACTGGGCGCGTTGCAAGCCTGGAAGCGATATGCACTGAACCTGGCACGGATCGAGCTGCAACCGGGTTACCCCGCCGTGATCGAATGGCCGACTGCGCCAGCCAAAAATGTTGTTGTGCCAGCGGCCTGACACGCAACTTTCCTGAAACCTCACAGACGGCCTTGTGCTGTCGGCACTCGGCTGTCTGTCAACACCGTAGAAGGTTAGGACGTGGATTATCCCAAAAGTATTCCCGGTGTCGGGTTGGTCAACGGCGGCTTTGTCGATGAAAACCCGCTGGCCGGTTCCCCGGGGTCGTTGATTCCGGCCGCGTGGGGCAACAGCGTCACGCAAGAGATTCTCAACGCGATCAAGGCTGCCGGGCTGACGCCTGACGAAGCCAGAACCGACCAGTTGGCCACGGCTATCGGTGCGCTGGTCGACTTCAGCAAACTGAAAAACACTCCGACCACGCTGGCCGGTTACGGCATCACCGATGCGGTCGGGCGGTTGTTGGCGGTGCGGCAGATCGAGACGGTCGGGATCACGGTTTACAAGCCCAACCCGAGGGCAAAACGGATTCGGGTGCGGTTGGTGGGGGCAGGGGGATCGGGTGGTGGTTGTGCATCTGTCGCCACAAATAATCTGCGCATCGGAGGTGGTGGCGGTTCGGGTGCCTATGCGGAAAGCCTGTATGACGTGACGCCTCAAATGCTTGCCGGCGTGCCTGTTTCTTTGGGAGCCGGTGGCGCGGTAAGCGCGACCATGGGGCTGGCAGGCGGCGGGGCTTCTTTTGGCTCCTACATGAGTGTGGCAGGTGGCGCCGGTGCGCAGGTCTTGAACATCGATACGTTGAACTCGACCTCAGGGTACGTTCAGGGCGGTACTGGAGGTCAGGATATCGCAGGCGGCAACCTTGCCAGCGCACGTGGCAACACTGGTGGCTACGCGATGTTCAACGGTAATTGGGGAATGCTCTCCGGTGGTGGCGCAGCTAGCCCGTTTGACGGTGGCGGTCCGTACAAGGGCGTAAACAGCCCTGGAGTCGCGGGCGTTCGAGGCTCAGGAGGAAGTGGATCTTGTTCGAATACTGCATCGGCTGCTGTTCTCAGCGGCGCTGGCGGCAACGCCTTCTGTGAAATCTGGGAGTACGAATAATGGCCCGTTATGCACGAGTGGAAAACGGCGTCGCGGTCGAACTGATCGACACCGGCGATTACGCGATCACCCAACTGTTTGCCCCCGCTTTCGTCGAGACGATGGTGCAGGTGCCGGAGGGTATGCAGATCGAAATCGGCGCGCCCGTCGGTGAACTGCGTCAGGAGATTGCGCCGTTGCCTGTTACGAGCAGTCCGGTCATTACCCCTGAAACAGTCCCCGACGAGCAAGACCCTCTGGCGGCAGCGCGGCTCTGGCGCCAGTCCAGTCTGTCGGCCACCGAATGGTGGGTGACGCGGCATCGTGACGAGCAAGAGCTGGGGCGCGGGACGACGCTCAAGGCTGCGCAGTATCTGGAGCTTCTTGAGTACCGCCAGGCGCTGCGCGATTGGCCTGATTCAAGTCAATTTCCCTCGACAGTTTCCCGGCCTTTGGCCCCGACTTGGCTCACTTGCAGAGCAGGAGAAAAATAATGGATTACCCAAATAGTGTTCCCAGCGCCGGGCTGGTGAACGGCAAGTTTGTCGATGAAGACCCGCTAAACGGCTCGCCGGGTTCATTGATTCCGGCAAGTTGGGGCAACGGCGTTACCCAAGAGATTCTCGGCGTAGTGCGGGCCGGTGGACTGACGCCGAGTGAGGCGTCGAATACTCAACTGCTCGGCGCCCTGCGCAGCAATCAATTGTTCCAGACGGCTGCGCCATTCGATGTCAGCCGCTCGGCGGCAACGTCCGAGTTCGTTCAGCGCGCTCTGGGTAACTATGCCGGAGCGCGTGGCGTATCTGCCGCGACGCAACTGACGGCGGCGGATGCGGGATGGGCGATCGGTCTGGGAGGGAACTCGGCGTACACCGTGACACTACCGGATATCGCCACGGTTCCCAACGGTGCAGCGATCACCTTTCACTGCCGCAGTAATGCCGCGATTACCATCGCCTGCACGAGCGGTAGCCAAATAAGCCCGCAGGGCGCCTATTTGACGTCGATTGTGATGAACAGCGGCGAGAGCGCCAATGTCGTCAGGGAGAACGGCATCTGGATAGTTCACGGGACCGCCAGCCTGAAATATGCCGCACTGTTTTCCGGACTGGTGAATAACCCCGGATATCAGAAACACGCCAGTGGAAATATCGATCAGTGGGGCTCGGGACTGTCGAATGCCGCCGGCATCGTCAACGTGACATTCCCGGTTCCATTCCCGAGGGGCTATTTCTCTCTTGTGGCCACCCATGCGGGAGGCGATGTAGCAATGGTCGCATTGATTGCCGTCAGCCAAGTGGGGTGCACGCTGAAAATTCGCGATGCGTCCGGCGCTCTGGCCGGCAATTGCACCGTAAATTATTTTGTAAAGGGCTATTGAATGAACACCTTCAATGTTTTGTTCAGCGCCAGCACTTTGGGCGCGTATGTGCCGGGTATCAATTCAACGGACATTCCCGACGACGTTGTCGAAATTCCCCAGGGCTACTGGATCTCGCTGCTGCAGCAAATGGCTGTCACCTCGAAAGTGATCGGTGTGCGAGCGGATAATGGCTATCCGATCCTGGTCGATCCCCCACCTCCTTCACCCGATGAAGCGGCTGATATCGAGCGCTCATGGCGTACGGCGCAACTGTCTGCCACCGACGGTCTGGTGGCACGTGACCGCGATGAACTCGAGGACGGCGGCGGCACTACATTGACCACTGAGCAATACGCCGAACTGCAAACCTATCGCCGTGAGTTGCGAGACTGGCCGCAAGGTTCGTTTTTTCCGTTCAGCGAGCACCGGCCGGTAGCGCCGAGGTGGCTGGCTGCTGCGCTGTAACTCATCAGGGAAGTTGAAATGGACTATCCAATAAGCGTTCCCAGCGTCGGGCTGGTGAACGGCAAGTTCGTCAATGAAGATGCCGTCGCCGGCCTGCCCGGATCGCTGATCCCGGCAACCTGGGGCAACAGCGTCACCGATGAGCTGTTGAATGTCGTCAAATCTGCGGGTCTTGAACCCAGCGAAACCGATGCCACGCAACTGTTGCAGGCGCTGAAAAAAATCAGTCAGGCCGGTGAAGACAAGCATGCTGCGGACATCGGGGCGGCCAATCTGTACATGGCCAATTACGTGCCTGCCATCGCTACATTGAAGGACGGTCTGGCGTTGCGCTTTACCGCTGGCAATGCCAATACCGGGGCGAGTACGTTTGCGCCCAATGGCTTGCTGCCCAAGCCATTGGTGAGCCTGGCGCTGAGTGCGTTGCGGCCTGCCGAGATTGTCGCCGGTAGTGTGTGTTCGGTGGTGTACAGCGCGGCGCTGGACAGTTGGGTACTGGTGTTTGCCAGCGGTGCTGGTGCGGCGAGTGGACGGTTATTGGGAGTGAAGACGTTTACCTCGTCTGGCACTTATGTGCCGACGGTGGGGATGAGGAATGTGCTGGTCAAAGTAGTGGGTGGTGGTGGCGGGAGTGCCGGAGTTGCAGCTACGAGCGCAAACGAAACTTCGCTTGCGGGGGGAGGGGCCTCGGGCAGTTATGCTGAGTCATGGATTTCATCGGTGCCTGTTGGAAGCAGTCAGGTCATCACGGTAGGCGTCGGTGGGAAACCGGGAGCCATTGGCGTGAGCGGTGGGCCTGGTGGAACAAGTTCTGTCGGCTCTCTGGTATCCGCTCCTGGGGGGAACGGATCATCCCGTTTTGAAACGATCGCGGTTGCCGGCTTCGGTCTATTCGTGGGAGGTACGCCAGGCATCAACGCAACCGGAGGCAACATCATCAACAGCGGTGGAGCTGCGGGAAGCCCGGGAATCAATGTCAATGGTTCAATTCTTGCGGGTCATGGCGGGAGTTCACCGCTAGGCAGTGGCGGCGCTGGTAGAGGCGCTGGTTCGGGTGCAGCATCGGGCAGCGGCTATGGCTCCGGAGCGGGTGGTATCGCCAATGGCCCCAGCCAGCCAGGTTATCCAGGCGGAGCAGGGGCGCCGGGCGTTGTGATCATTTACGAGTACGCCTGATGAAAACCTACGCACGTATCGTCAATAACACTGTGGTCGAGCTGTTCTCCACCGGCGGCAACATGGCCGAGATGTTCCATCCGGATCTGCTGTGGGTCGACATCACCGACGTGACACCGACACCGCAAATCGACTGGAACGCGAACTTAGGCACTCTCGGCTGGGTATTCACGGCCCCCGAAGTCGCGCCCCCGAACAACACCCTGACAACTCTGGCAAAAAAATGGCTGGGGGCCGTTGCTCGCCAACCATGATTCAATCGAAGCCTCCAGGGAGGATTACGCATCATGCAAATAACTGAAGACAACCTTAAAACCATCATGCCCAACGCCCGCTCCCAAGCGGGCGTTTTTGTTTCTGCACTGAATAACGCAATGACTCGCCGCCATATCGACACGCCAAAACGCATCGCTGCGTTCCTCGCGCAAATCGGCCACGAGTCGGGGCAGTTGCAGTACGTGCGTGAACTGGGCAATAACCAGTACCTGAGCAAATACGACACCGGCACGCTGGCGCTGCGTCTGGGCAATACACCTGAGGCGGACGGCGACGGGCAGAAGTACCGTGGGCGCGGGCTGATCCAGATCACCGGGCGCAGCAACTATCGCCAGTGCAGTCTTGGTCTGTTCGGCGATGAGCGTCTGCTGTCCTTGCCGGAGTTGCTCGAGCAACCGCAATGGGCGGCCGAATCTGCTGCGTGGTTCTGGGAACAGAACGGCTTGAATGAACTGGCTGATCGCGACCAGTTCAACAGCATCACCCGCCGAATCAACGGCGGGTTGAATGGCTTGCAGGATCGGCTGGATTTCTGGGCGCGGGCGAGGGCGGTGCTATGCCCATCTCCTGGCGTTTGATCGGCTTTTTGTTGCTGGCTGCACTGGCCACCGCGCTGGCCTGGCAGTTTCAGGACTGGCGCTACGGACGACTACTGGCCGAGCAGGCGCGGCAGCACGCCGACACCCTCAATCAACTGAATTCGGCCGCCGCCACCGCGCAGCAGGCCGAGCAGGACAAACGTCTGGCGCTGGAGCAACGGCTCGCGACCAGCGAACAGACCCACTATCGAGCACTCAGTGATGCCCAACGTGATCAGGATCGCCTGCGCGATCGTCTTGCCACTGCTGATCTGCGCCTGTCAGTCCTCATCGATGCCGGTGACGCTGCCCAAGGCTGCGGGGTGCCAGCCACCGCCGGCTCCGGCAGCATGGATCATGCAGCCGTACGCGCCCGACTTGACCCGGCGCATGCTCAACGAATTATCGCCATCACCGACACCGGCGACCGCGGACTGATTGCCTTGCAGGCCTGTCAGGCCTATGTCAGAGCGCTGGCGGCCGAACATTTTGAATGAGTCTGTGTATTGAAAGCGCAACCGGGTCGTGTACGGTGGAGGCATTCCAAACGATCCGGAGCACGCCGTGAAAGAGATCACTCAATTGGCCGCCGAACTGGGCCGACGTCTGCAACTGCTCAATGCCCACGTCACTACCGCCGAATCCTGCACCGGTGGCGGCATCGCCGAAGCGATCACGCGGATTCCGGGCAGCTCGGCGTGGTTCGAGGCCGGCTATGTAACCTACTCCAACCGGCAGAAAACCCGGCAACTGAACGTACCCGCCGAATTGTTCGACACGGTGGGGGCGGTCAGCAGCGAGGTGGTCGAGTCGATGGTGCGGGGTGCGCAGAAGCACAGCCTGGCGCGGTTTGCCGTGGCGGTCAGTGGCGTGGCGGGTCCCGACGGCGGCACACCGAACAAACCGGTGGGCACCGTGTGGCTGGCCTGGGGTGTGGGCGATGCGGTTTCCAGTGAGGTTCAGCACTTCCCCGGCAACCGCGACGAAGTGCGCCGACAAACGGTGAAGGCCGCGCTAGAGGGGCTGTTGCGACTAGCG